TGCAGTCAGGAATGTCATTCTTTGATGACTTGGTTATTGGCTTGATAAACTGGTTGATCATTCGTTCTCTCTCAGGGAGAGTGCTTGCGAACTTCAACTTACCGTACAGGACTTGAGGATATAGACTTGATATCCTATTCTTCTTTGCATCCTTGCTAGTATCCACTGGTCGCCAGTATATATGTCTTACTAAATTCTTAACGAACTCATCGTTGGTCTTATCGGCTTCGGCCCAGATAGTAGGCTCTAGCATCCTCATACCAAGACTATCCTCGATACTGATTGTGTCCGGGTGATGTTTACGCGCAAACTGAACAACTGCTTGAGCGATAGAAACATGAGTGGGATAATTGGCACAAACAAGATCGATGATGTGTCCGACTCCTCTGCTGTCCCATAGGCAGGCGGTTCCCACACACATGTCGTTGTCTTTTTTGCCTTTTCCACCATTCAGATCCCAGCAGTGCGTAACACGTCCATACAGCGGTAGATCCATCCAGTTAACTGTATTCTTTACAATCAGTTCTCTGGTAAACATCTGCTGCGTAGGAGGCATGACGTTTTGGCGTCTCTGCGTTTCATACGCTTCAGGATCTGCTTCGTATCGAACCAAACATTCTTCGTATGTTGATTCGTGAGGCATTAGCAGGGTAACACCGTTAGGTCCCGCTTTTCTAAACCATGAAGCCCTAGGAATATTGTATTTAACCATCTCCATTTCCGCATCGGATTTGATGGTCATCTCTGCTCCGATTAGGATCTCTATTCCCTTGCTAGGGTTAGAAGTCTTCTTCTCACAGATTCCAAATTCTTCGGTCTTGAACTCTCCCATCTCTGACTTGGTAATGATATCTCCATAAAGATCTTCTTCATGATATCTAGTACCGATTAGAGATGTATATCCAAACTTTCTAAGAGTGTTACGGGTAATACCGTATCTTTTTCTTACTCCCTTACACTGATCGTCATTGGTTGAATTTCTTGTTTCAACTGCGTCATCGCAATGAAAAACTTCAAAGTGAAATCCGCTGACAGCAGAGGTAAGTCCTCTTGACATGATCGTAGGTTCGCGTCTACGAATCTGAAGTTTTAACCACTCTGGAGAACTAAATTCTCCGGATGCTGGTAGATCTTTTTCTAACAAACACTGCTCTGGAAAGAACATGTTCATTAGTGTTGGTACAGGTTCCTTTATGGTAAAGAAACCGCGAATTTCGTCTACGATAGCTCCAGCAAGATCATCTGCTGCGCTCAGTACCAAGATACGAATCTTAGGGTCTAGTAGAATCCACTGAATAACATCGAAGATCCCAAGTGAACTCTTTTGAGTTCCTCTAGGATATAGGATTAGCCTGTCTTTAACTTTGCTCTGGTTTGCAACATTTAAGTCTGGGTTCTTCTTTACAAACATATCTATCAAATGCTTGTGTGTTTCCAGAGTAATCTTGTTTTCTGAGATCGGAGTATCCGGCCCACCGAAGGGGTTAGCATCCCAGAAAAATAGATTGGCAAAATACAGATCTGAAATTACTCTACGTCTAACAGGCTGAAATAGTCTGTGTGCTTGTATAGCACCCTCTTCGTGAAGGGCTTCTAGAGTAGAACGATAGCTATCTACAGCCTCATAGAGTTCCATAGCGGGAACAGTTTCAAAATCAACGTCTTCGCCATACTTTTCAATGAGTTCATCTAGGGTCATTACTTAATTACATACCTGCTGGTAGGGGTGCTGCTCCTGCCCCTGCGGGGCCTGCTCCTGCGCCTGCATCAGGACCGGGAAGCTGTCCACCGAACTGACCTTGCATATGCTGTAGAAGGCCACTGGCATCACCTACGCCACTAACGGAATCAGGAACAGGCGGCTCACCAGAATCAGGATCTCCCTGATCGAAGCTGTGACGAATCACATGGCTACCATCTTCTCCATGCTCGATATGCGTATGACGAATTTTATGCTTAGGAGCGGATTTCTTTCCGCCCTTTTTCTTCGGCTTTGACTTACCACCAAGACCTTTAGAGAGTGCCATGTTTACCTTTTCTTATGGGTGTATTCCGCTAATTAACGCCCAAGTCCAATATGCGGGTTCAGAAAATTGTGATGCTGTTTGTAGCTCTTTTAGAGTCTCCCCTAGATGACACTTGAACCCTGCTTTGAATCCTTTAGGACAGGGAGGGGGATACATAAAAGCTTGGAACTTGATGTTAGCCGTGGTAGACATATCACCAAAGTTTCCAGTAATAGTATTGAAGTGTTTCACAGTTCCTAACACATCTGGAGAACTTGTAAAGCCGTCTATATCAGTGATTGTCTTATCTATATGACCGGGCACTGGTGCGAAAGAAGCAATCAAGTTATCTGTGTGAGTAAACAGGGTTGACTCTTGTGTGAACAGTTCTCCTTCGTGCTGATCAAAGTTAAATCCAGCCGTCTCGACTGTTCCGATTGTTCCTCTGAGAGTTTGGAGAGTTCTACTAAAGTCTGCGAGAGTTCCACAGTTCTTGCTATCGGCTAGAGTGGCGATCTGTCCCTTTACAGGGATACATAATTGATTTACTTTGTTAAGAGCAACTGTTAGTTGATTCTCGTTTGTAATCAACCCGCTAGCTACTTGTCCCACGGAGTTTCCGATTGTGGAAATATTATTGTCTAGGTTAGTTAAACTTTTGTCCGCATGATCAAGAACTGCTACTGTCTTATCTGTAACTTGATGACTCTCTTGAACGGTTGTCCATACGAAGTATGAAACAAATCCGATAAATACGGCAAAGGCAATTTCCCAAAGTCGTATTTTACTTAACCAAGTCATGAAGTTTTTATATTGAAAAGCGCTGCTGCTTGCTGAGCTAACTGGGGGTTCTGTTGCATTGCCTGCTCTACTTGACTAAGGAGACTAGGATCGACCTCAGGCTTTGCTGTGGCGGCTTTTGCTGCTGTACCATATGCAAGCACAAGTGCGGCGAATTCCCCTAGACAAGCCATTGCGATTCTTTCAATCTCAACGGCTGCTAGGGCAGGAGGGTAGAACGCGCCTACTGTAGAAGTGATAGCCTCAACCTCGGTCCCAGTTGCCTGAATCTGAGCGTTGTGTGCTGCTACGGCTTTGGCTCCCACAACAATATCATGGAAGCCAGAGGCAAAGAAATGTCCGACAGAGGACCAAGTTATAGCCATTACGCAGTTGGGATAAGAGGAAGAATTGCTTCAACCTCATCTATAACGCCATTAACGATAGCTGTAACCTTTGTAAGAGTTTCGGCATCCTTGATATGACCTGCGGTAAGCAAAGCTCCGAGGTTGCTTTTAACAGCGTTAAGAACAGTTGTTAGAGTAGAGACTACGCTAGCACCGCCTTGAGACTGAGCCAGAAAACCTGCAACGGTAGCAAGATCAGTCTGAACTTCAGACACAACGCTCTGGATTTCAGAGGCGTCGGATTCACCTGCGGTAAGAGCGACGATGCTTTCTAGGCCCGGTGCAGCTAGACCGATACCAGCGGACACCTTTTGCTCCCATGTGGTGTTATGGACAAACTTTTCGAAGAACGATTCAATCTTAGAGAAAAATGACATTTGGATCTCCTTTGGTACTGCAATTACTTCTTGACTTGATTGGCCGGAGTTCCCGGCAGAATAGGGTTTGGGGTATCTAATGGTGGATGGTTTCCTGTCTTATAGGAGATCATCAACTGGAAAAAGTTATAGAACATTTTGTAGATGTTGGATATCGTCCAAGGCTCTCCGGGTTTCAGTAGAGATCCAGACAGAGCATTTAAAGCCATCATTCCAAACACGCTAAAAGTTGCGGGGTTAGCTTTAATTACATCGAATATGCAGTTGATCATTTCCGGATCTCCCGGAACTTACATTCGATTCTGCGTGTTACCGCCAGAGCATGTTGCTGTTCCTACGTTTGGATAGTCTCCTACTGTGTAGTAAGGACCTGTGTATGGATAAGGATTGTAAGGCCAAGGATTATAAGGTGTTGTATTACTTCTTCCGCAGTGTGGACAATAGCCACAGTTTGGGCATCTCGCTTCAGCGGATTGCTGGCCAAGGCCACCACTTGCAGCCTGACCTAGAGGAGAAGATCCAAAATCTGAAAGGTTTCCATTAATCATTACTTGCCTTTTACTTTCTTCAGCTTAGGATTTTCTGCTTTAGCTTTTGAACTTGCCTTGCGAGTTGCATTTGCGAGGATTGCCCCTGCTGCTTCCTTGCTATAGCCTTCTTTTGCAATACTGTTTTGAACTGATTTAAAACCGGGATGCTTAGTAGCCATCTTCAACTCCTAGTACATTGTACCACAGTCTGCTATACTTGTCAAGCTTACAGACCGAACCAAATATATAATTTAGTTCCAGTTGCGGTTAGCCCAGACGCACCAAAATCCGGCCAAGACATAACACCTTGACCAGTAGGATTATCGTTTAGGATAATGCTATTAGCTGCCGTAGATGCTGCAACACCGATAGGAGGATACAATACCTGACTATTCTCCGGATTAGTAATGGCAACTGACCCAGCAGATGAAGCTGAACCACCAACAACTAACATAAGTTTCAGAACTCTGAGTCCCGTAGTCTTGGTAGCCGCTGTTCTATAACTAGAAAAATCGGTGTCGAAGACCAGAGGGTTATTAAATGTATTTGCCATCTTTACCTTAGAATCGCAATGTTATTTACAATGGTCAATTCAGCATCAGGATATTCTACCCAAGCTTTTGGCTGATCAATGTTGTTTGCAGAAAGATCGTACTTATAAACGCCAATAGCTTCCGATATTACTCTCTCAAACTTTCGAGAGGCTGTACCGGGGCCAGAATCGATCTCCCAGATAGGCGGGGTGAAATCGTCTATATAGACTCTTAACACTTTATCCGCCCTAAAATCTTCATAACTTCTGTTTTTACAGAGTGTGTTGCTTTTGGCATAGCCTCTTCAATATCTTTGATTGCAGTCTGTACTTCTTTACGATAGTCTTTCAATTCGCAATAAGTATCAAACCACTTCAGATAACCGTAGGCGATAACAGCCAGCACAAAGAGAGGTAGAAACATTGGCTGCTCCCCCGCGAGTCGAACGCGGACCTTACGAATTAACAGTTCGTTGCACTGCCATTATGCTAGAGAGCAATGGTTCCGGCGAGAGGACTTGAACCCCTGTTCGTGGAGTCAAAGTCCACTGTCTTACCGATTAGACGACGCCGGAATAATCCGGCGTTGCTGGCTCTCCATAATATCCTCGTTAGGGCCTACCCTTCGGTAAGCCCTTTGCGATGTTGGGTTTAATTACACATTCTCGAAGAGGAATTCCTTGACGGTAACAGTGTTACCAGCATTGGAAGTCCCGAAGGTGAATGCCGGGATAAACTGCAAGTTGGTCACGGATAGATTCGTGATTGCAGTAATAGCAGCGGAGCCAGTGAAGACGTTGTTAACATCGGACTGGAACCAACCATTAAGGTGGCTTGTGGTGCTATCCCATAGCAAGTTACAATCGAACACCCAGTTGATAGTGCTAGCAGTGGTAATAGTGTACGAGCTAGAAATAGCAACTAGAGTATCTGAAGTAGTCGTTGAGCTAGTTCCTTGGAACAGAGACACTTGGAAGGTGCTAGAAGCGGCCACAGTAGTTAGGCCAACCACACGAACCTTGAACTGTCTACCGTCAAGACTGTCATTGACATAGGTAGGAGCAGAAGCATTGGGATTGCCTGACTGATAGTTAGGAGCAACCGCTAGGTATAGACCAGCACCAGCAGCGAACACTGGGGAAGGTAGACCCTGATAAAGAGCGGAAGCAGCGGGAACTAGAAGAGTGGTAGCAGCAGTGGTAGTTACTGACTGCGCGGGAAGGCTAACAAAGCCCTGAGAACTATTTACGTTTGCCATTTAGGTAAGTCCTTTAGAATGAGATGTGGGCTTGTAGGCCAGAGAGGAGGCGGGAGCTACCCGCCTAGTGATCACTATCGCCAGCATTGCACTGGCATTACGAAGAATAAGGCGATTCAGGATTTCTCGTGGTTCGCCATGTATAAACTCTAGAAGCCGCTGGTGCTCTTGACTTTAAGCTACACCCGTCCACTTAAGGGCGGGAGCAGAGGCGTCACTCTCTGTATCCTTCAGACGAACTTCTAAACTTGGCATGAGATACAGGACTTGAACCCGTAAGTTCCGGGTTGGAGCCGGACAGTTTGCATTGAGCTTAATCTCATGTATACAGGGTCTGTGTCAAACGGCACCCATTGGGTTCCCTGTTAGCCGTCACGATTGGAGCGCGATGTAGGGATCGAACCTACGACCCGCCGCTTTAGAGGCGGCTGCTCTACCACTGAGCTAATCGCGCCTTTAAAGTTCTTTATATAACTTGTGTTGCTTGAGCAGTTTACGCTCGTCTGGGTTAAGCGGAATGGTTACTACAGCCGCCGTACCAAAGTCAAAATCCGTATCGTGGAAGTCAGCAAACTGAATGCCTTTGTCTTCCAGTTCTTTCTTGATCTTGGTTAGTTCTTCCCAGCTTGGGACACCGATCAAAACTATGTAGGGAACCTTGTCTCCTACGGGATACAGCTTTGACATTTCTAGCGTAGCATGGTTACTTTGTATGATCTGTTGTGATACTGGTATATCCTGTCTCACAAAGATATAAAAGTACTGATGAATCTAATGCTCGTTGCTCATGTGATACGTCCTTTATTTTCTACTACTTACTACTAAAATCGGCCCTACGAGTTACGGTTCAAGGCGTTGAGCACCGTCTTACAAAATTCGATGAGCAGGCTTTCACTGTTTTTGCGCTTGGAGTTTCACCCTTTCAAACTTGGTGGATACGGAGGGACTTGAACCCTATCTTGCTGCTTGCAAGGCTGCTGCTCTCCCAATTGAGCTACCGACCCATAAAAATTGGTCGGGGTGAGAGGACTCGAACCTCCAGTGCTCTTAAGCTCCTGTTTCCAAAACAGGTCGGCTACCATTTACCGATTTACACCCCGTCTATTCGGGGCGCATCTCCCCTTACGCGATTATGGCCGCTGGGGGTGCCGGGATGTAATTGAAAGTTCTCATTTTAGCCTAGGTACCATTATAACACAGTAAGATATGCTTTGTTAATTAGAGTCCGGAACCGGAAGATACCAGATTCTTTTTGATAAATTTTCTACTTCAATAACAGTCCTAACACGCTCCATAGTGATACCCGGCTTATCCGCCCTCCGAGTAGCGAAGCACCTAGCATCATGGAAATCGTCAAAAGTTCTTAGGCTAAGGACACACTCAAGATCACACCCTACCCAAGTGACAACGTATTTTGAACTGCTAAATATCTGTCCGCTCATTCTACTCTCCTAGTGTTCTGGGGCCATACAATCTTGATCCGGCGAACAGTCGTAACTTCCTCAATCCTAAGGGATAGTTTGCCTGCGGCTTCCTTATCCTCGTAGTATCTTAGGGCATCGTCCCAGTTTTCAAAGAGACGGTTCTCCAGCCATACATCGCATCCGGCCCAAGCTACTAAGTAATATACCTTTAGGAATGTTTCTTTCATACCTTTGTCTTAAAGTCCTGACCGTTGATAGTAATGATTCCGCTCTTCCTTAGGATAATCATATCCTTGCGAGTAGCTTTATTCAAAAGCTCCTTAAGTTGTTGAGAAGAAATAGTTTTAGTTTTCATTAGTTTGTCTGTTCTCCGAGAACTTTCTTGTACCGCTCGATAGCTTCCAAGGCTCGATCCCGGAGGGATAGCCAATTGCCTCGCTCTCGATCACAAGTGTCTATAGCTTCTGTCAGGCTAACTACGTTTCTTTCCAGTTCTCTAACCGCTATCCTAAGTAATTCTTTTTGTTCAACAGTAGCTTCCATTATATCAACTCGTCTAGCGCTCCTAGGGACGCGATACGCCTCACCTGCGCTTTGAATACTTTACCGTGTACCTGAATGTCCAGTCCTATATAAAAGTGAATGCACTCGTGGAGGACACTCTGCTTGGTTAGGATGGAATGGAATATAGAAGTTCCTTTATCCAAGATAATGCAAGGATCTCCCGCTTCGTCAAACCCAGCTAAAGCATAGTTACCCGCGTGTTTCCAGTTTGCGGAATCTTTAGCTGACTCCTGAGTTAGCTGGTTAACCTTAAGCAATGGAGCGACATACACTTTGACGTTCGGCAGTTTACCTTCAAAGTAATAACGGTTTGCCTTGTCAAAATATCTTTGGTACCGGGGACTTATTTTAGCCCCTCTTATGATCTCTTCGTGCCCTTGGATCTGAACCATTTACACCTTCGACATAAGTTTAACTCTTTGAGATGGAATAACTTTTACTACGGTTTTGTCTTTATACAAAATAACAAACCCTGCGTCGAATCCTACAGAGTTTGCATCTACTTCCTCAGGATTGCTAATATTGCCGACTACTTGCCCCCAGTTACTCATAGTGTGCGGAACTGGGTCTGGACTGTATTCAATCTTAATCATTACTTCTTCTCCGGGATTGCAGATTTAGTCTTATCGTCAGGCTTAGGTGCAGGAACTAAAGTTCCAGACTGAGCGTCGAATACATAGCCGGGATGTGTTTTGGAAACGTCCACATAGAAGTCTGCTAGATCAGTATTGACCTGTTGCTGAAGCTGGCTGATCTTATCGAACTCCTGTTTAATCTGATGGA